GTGGGAACACGGTCGGGATCGCCGATTACGACCGATGCGAACACCATGATCAACGCTTTCGTCAATTATAGCGTGTACAGGAAAATGGGGATGGAGCCCATTCAGTCGTATAAGACCTTAGGCATCTATGCAGGTGATGATGGAGTTTCGCGAAACCTGCCAGGTTTCGACCAGGAGCTTCAAAACGTATGCAAGGACCTAGGGTTACAGGTTAAAGCCCAGGAAAACGGGATCAATGAGAGGGTGACCTTCTTATCCCGTGTCTTTCCGAGGCCAGTGACCTCCAGGAGCTCTTATCAGTGTGTGAAACGTACACTACCGAAGCTACACCTCAGTTCGAGTAGGGGTGTGGACCCTAAGCAATCCGCCTTTAACAGGGCGACCGGTTACCTCACGACGGACGCTAAAACCCCGTTGGTGGGTGATTGGGCGCGCAGGGTGGTAGAGATAACGGGACTCACACGCACCCGAGGCCTTACCAATGAGGAGGCCCATAGACAAAATCAGGCCTGGCCCCAGCTCGAGGAGGACCAGGATCTTATTAATGAGGGTGTTGCAAGAGACTTGGGACTGACGAGCGCCGAGCTTAAAGAGCGGCAAGACGCGATCAATGCTGTCGAGGAACTGGACCAGTTCCCGATGGTATGGAATAACACACGCGAGGTAAAGATAACAGCTTTACACGATGGGATGATAGTAAGACCTCCATCCCCGACCATAACGCAAACAAATCAAGGATGCAGAGACGAGAAGCCACAGAACAGGATTACCTCCAAATCCTCGACGCGCTCCGGAACACCATCGAGACCAACCCCGAAGCAGCAATCCAGTTCCTCACCGCCATCTACCAGAACTCCAAGGAGATCGTGGAACAATGGGGGACGAGTACTACATCAGAGGAACCTGCTGGGACAGGGACGGGAACCGGATCGGAACATTCGTCACCATCGCTCCAACTCGAGCAATTGCCGACTGGTACGCCCAGACCACCATCGAGTTCGGGCCAGAACGCCCCCCCCACAAGTCAGCGCAGATACCCTTAGGGACCGTGCTGATAACATTCGGGCAGAATGAGTCCTATAGCGACGAGAAGAAAGAGGATGATCCGTCCAATTGATCATCACGGTTTTTATAACCCGCCTGTACGAAAAATCGTACCTTAAAACAAC